TTGATGCTCCTGCAGATGTAGGACCTAAATTATCTTGTGATTTAGCTAATACATAAACATTTTTAAATGCTTCAGTTTCTAAATTAGCAAATGATGATGTATAAGTAAATCCTGCTTGAGCACACATTACATCTAATAATTCTTTACCTCGCATTGCTGGTAATAATTGTTGAAATTGTAATGGTGTTTTTTCATTATCAATACTACCTGTAGCATCTACAATACCACTAAATTGTATGAAAGGTAATGAACCACTTGGGTCTAATATGCTATATGCTTCTTGTCCATCATTACCATAATCAACTAATGGATAATATACAGCACCTGATAAAGGTAAATCACCTATATTACTTGAACCTGACCAACTACCAGTTATAAATTCTGCTGTTAAAATATGGTCAAACGCACTAAAATCTCCATTAACTACAAATTCGCTATCTAGGTTACTAGTAAATTGTATTGCTTGATCTACTACCGTAACTTTATAGACAACATACCCATCTGCACTTGTTACTATTTCTAATAACTGCATGTTACCTACTAATATTTCATCTCCATCTAATAATACTGCTGCACCAACAAAATCATATAATGCTGGAGTATCTGTAGCCCCAATATCGTATGCATTTTTAAAGAATACATTGTTCTTTTTAGTTCCTGGTAAATCAAATGTTTGAGAACCAACACCAAATAATACTCCAATTCTTGAATTATCTACTGCTGATATATCTAAACGTAATGGAATATTAGAATCGATATCTAAATCCGTTACTACGTTTTCGTATGTTACTCTTAGTACTAAATCTCTCATTATGTTCTACTTCTTGGTTTATTAGAAAACTCATACTGAATTTTCACTTGGTATTTCTTTTGTCCTTTTTTATTTGTTTTATATGTAAAACTACTATTAGTAAGATTAATAGGAATAAACGTATCGTCTACTTGTAACATTACATTTGGTGATTGAAATAATTCTTGATAGAAATTCTCTATCGAGAAATCTCCTGCAAGTTGACTATTAACACCTGCTATATAATCGGTTGTAATTTCATATTTGTAATCTTGAGATAAATAATATTGTTCAAATCCTCTGTTATATGGTGAATAACTAGGTGTTGATGCATTATAATCAACGTTTACTGACATAAATTCATCACGTTTACTTATTACAGCATTCTTATTTGTTGTTGTATTTAATCCTATAAAATCCCATACACCCCATTTATTAATAAAAGCAAAGTTACTTCTAGTTTCCCAAGGACATGGTTCATCTCTTTTCCACCAATTTATAGATGATTGGTTAATTTGTAATTTTAAGAAATTCCATTCTACACTAGTATTTAAACCAGGTAAATTAGCTGGAAATAATGGTCCAGAACAAAATGGTATATCTGCACCTGAACCTGAACTAACTAATGCTGGTGATAAAGTGTTTAATGCTGGTCCTGTAAATTTTACTTGTGAATTAGCTTGTCCTGTTTCTAATGAACTAGATTCTGGACTAAAATAATATAATGATACCCCATATGCTCTATCAGTAGTATCTGTTACATCTATTGAACCTGATATATTAAACCATGATACAATACCTAAATCGTTTTCAGATACACCTCTAAATCTATTTTCTCCGTTTATTGCTAAATTATCAAATGTACGATCTTGTGATAATTGTTCTAATTGATATTGAGGCCAATTAGTTAATATTGTTTTTGTTTTATTGAATCCTGTATAACTTGGATTTGAACCCGTCCAGTTAACTCTAATATCTTGGGCATTCCAATTCCATGATTGAAAACTACCTGTAGGTGAAGGTGGTATAAATGGTATTTCACCAACACTAAAATCTTCTAATGTTGGATATGCTTCTAATGCTTGTCCTATTACAGCACCACTAGTACTATTAACTTGTACTTCATATGGTGTAGAACTATCTTGATTACTTACATTTATTACATTACCTGGAAATAAAGGATATTGACCAGAACTAACTCTCCAAGATGATGCTGTATAATCACTAGCTAAATAGTATGCATCAAGCGGAGGAGGTGTAAATTCAGCAGATGATGTGTAAATAGCATTTAATCGTACTCCGTATAAGTCACCTAAACTACCTGTAAATGATTGTGATATAACAGTTTGTTGAGAAAATGATGCTGATGCTTGAACATACCCTGAACTATAGACTGATACTTGATCACTCATATTGTAGATATCCAATGAATACCTATGTTTTAAATTATTGTTTCCTGGTATTTTTACTTCAAAGTAATACTCACCTGGATTGTCATAATAAGTTAAAGAACCACTACCATAAGATTGTAAAGCAGAAACACCATCAATAAATAAAGATGCCGTTGCAGCATATTTTCCTGAAGGGTCTATTTCATTATACCAATAATTTACACTACCTGTTTCACTAGTTGAGTATGGTGGTTCAGCTGATGATGAATTAAAGAAACTATTACTCCAAGGTTCCCATTCCATTCTACCTAATGATAATATTGTACCTGTTACTGCTGGTTCTCCTATAACACCATTCCCATTATAAATTGTTACTGATGATGAAGGTGAGGTACCATATTCTTCCCCAAATTTAACTATAAATTGTTTGTATGAGTTAATTGGATTATCTCCATATCCTAATGATGCAGTAGGTTCTTGTATATATAATGTATCGTCTACTTTTAATTGTGGTCTAATAGGAACAGCAACATTGAATATAGCGTGTCCTGTTTCGTTAGCAGGTTGTTTTATTCTTTGAATTAAATTACCATTATAATCTTCTATATCACAAACATATTTAAATTGTGGTTTTGAAGGATCAGTTGATACTACACTATATAATAATTTAGTATACACAGTATTTAATTGTGTAGGTTCGTTAGTTATAGTTATGGTTTTTGGTGTTCCTGCCATTATCTTCTAGTTTCTGTTATATTACTAAATTCCCACTTAATATCGTATTGAAATAATTTTTGTTTCCATTTATTAGTTTTCCAAGAGTAACTAGCATTTTTAATTCGTATTGGAGTAAATCCACTTGGTGAAGTAGAACGTTCATTATAAAATGTTGATTGAGTTAAAGTATTTATATTACTTAATGTTTCATTTTGTATAAATACAGATGGTGACTCTATTAATTCACTTAACCAATCACTATATTCTTGATCTAAATAATCAGTTGTTACTTCAAATTGATCACTATATGTAGTAGCATATGTGTCTTTACCACGTTTACTAGCGTCAAATATCGCACCACTAGTTGTACTCAATGTAGTCCACGGTAATTGATCTTGCGTGTAGTCTTTACGTGTTATTTTAGCTGATTTCTTTACTGGATTGTTTACATTGTAATAATCCATTACACCAAATTTATTTATAAATGCGAATCTAGTTCTACCTTTAATTCTCCTGTCATCATTATCTTCTGGTCCTTTTCGACTTAAATTTTGATCGTAATAACTACAATCATCTTTTAATAATTCTATTACTCTATTATCACCACCATCAAATTCAAAGTCATATCTTATTTTAGTCCAATCTCCATCTATATGAAGGGATGCTGTTGGATCTGAAAGAGCTAAATTAGCAGGACCTATTCCTATATGTTGCAATGGTGCTAAACCTCCTGCAGTATAAACATTTGTAGTATAATAATTATTATCGTTATACAATATTGTACTGCCTGAGTATATTGTAGCCTCTACAAATCTAATACCTTCATTATATTGTCCGTCAGTAATTAATGATATAGTTTCAAAATCATATGGGAATACTTTTTTAGTTGGTGTTCCCCCAGCATTAACAATACCACTTAATGTAAAGTTAGGATCGTTAGTTAAAAATGGTGTTGAACTTGTTCCATTAACATCCATTTCCCAATTATCTCTGGGCCAATCATAAGATAAATTACTATATTCGTTTACTGCAGGGATTAATGTTCCGTTTAGTGTTGTAGAACCGGAAAAACTTGCCACAAATGCAGGTTGACCAACTGCTCCATTACCATTATATTGAACAATAGATCCACTAGGTGAATCAGCATATTCTTCTCCCATTACAATCCTAAATTGAGCAGCATTTGTATATGAACCAATACCACCTACTACGGTCATTGGTGTATCATACGTTAGATAATCGGCTGCTATTCTAGCTACGTCGATCATACACAAACTAGCACTTGGTGCTGTTTTAATACGAGTTAAACGTGCTGTTGTTCTTTGAGGAATATAAATGTCTGTTACTAACTTATATTGTGGCATAGACGAAGATGGAGATGTTACAACAAAAGGTAAATTATTCGTTGTAGCATTAACTGCAAATGGTGATGATATTAAATTTAAACTTGGTAGTGCCATATTAAGTTATTGTTGCTCCTGATTTTATAAATGCTTTATCTATGTCAATTATTAAATCTGCTTCTACACCTGCTGCTATTGCTTCATTACCAAAATTAGCGGCGGCATTATTAATTGACTCCATTATAAATGGTTTTTTACTATATTTTTTAGCACCTCTCTTTTCTATGCTTTTTGCTATTGCAAATGCAAATGATTTAGGTGATTTAAATGATGCTGGTACTGGTATATTTTTACGTTTAATCCATCCTTCAATAGGACGAATAGGAGGCATTCTACCTGCTTTACGAGCTGGTCCTCCATCCTCTAATAATTCACCATACCATAATAATGATACTTGTAATGTATCTTGTTCGTTACTTTTAACAAGTTGTTTAGTTATAGAACGAGCCAAGTCACCTGTATTAACCGATTTATTTTCGAATAATTGGTTTTGCATTTCGTCGATAATTCTATCACCGAAATCTAATAGGGCTTTATCTGTAAACTCTGTATTCATTTATACTTTAGGGAAATTACAATAATCGTAAATACCACTTTCTGTGTACTGAATTGTAGCTACAAAACCATATACTCTATCCATAAATGCTTCTAATGTAGGTGTAATTGATTGTATATCATATGATACACCTTTAGATTGATTATCACTTGGAGGTCCCCAATTCATGTATCCTCCAAAATCATATAATGTTTGTTCCATCTTAGACATTACTGCCTCAGGTGATTGATTAGATAATTTAGGTACATCTAAAGCATACAATTCAAATGCTAATATTCTTAATCTTGTATCTTGTGAATATCCAGGTGATTGTAATGGTCTTAGAAAAACATAAGGATACTTTATATTTTGACTTGATGAATCTAAATAATCAATACTACCAAAAGCAAATGAGTTAACATACTCATGAGCATCGGCTGCTGATCTAAATGTTTGTACTATGTTTTCTAATGATGTCATTACTCTTCTATTTTAGATTTTTTACTTGGTTTTACTACATCAGGGTCTCCTGCTGCAATACAATCTTTAACTAATGTTAATTGAGCCATTAGTTGTGCTGCTATTCTATTTGCGTCAAAACCCGCTATATGTCTTTTCCATACTTCTCGTCTATCTGCTTTATTACAATTACATGCCATAATATATTATTTAAGTCTAATTCTGTTTTTATTTTGTCTTTGTTTTTCTGCTTGTATTTCTAACAATTTATAATCTTTATCAATCGCTAAATAATTTAAAACAAAGTTTATATTTAATTTAGTGATACTACTTTCTCCTGTGATACTGAGAATATTTGTTTTGGCGAGCGAATATAATGTCGCAAACCATCCCCAGTGTTGGTCAAAGCCTCCATCGTTTGTTTCGTCAGTAATTTCCTCATCTTCTCTGTTTTTAGTGTCTTTAAAGAGCTGAGAGAATTTATCCAGTGTAAGTTGGCGGTTCCTAAAAAAAAATTCAATGCACCTAAAGCTAGACCTGTAGGTAAATCTTTCATTACCTCAGCATCAACATATCTTTGATCATTGTTATACTCTTCTACAGTATACCATTTAAATGCATTGTCAACTTTATTCTGCATTAACTGAACATTATGTTTTGCCTTCCAAACTAACTTATCAAATCTGTGTTTTACTACAGGTCGATATAATACCGCCATTATCTCGTGTAAGTTTTTATTTGGTTCTTTACATAATGATTCTAAATCAATAAATTCACCCATTGACATAGCAGATATATCTACATAACCATAATCAATACCCTTGTGTTGCCACATAGGATAAAACTTAGCTGTAGTATCTACTCTATCACTAAAGTCTTTACCAACTTTACCTAAATCACTTATAGCCCAAGTCTTAATTTCATCTTCAGGTATATCAGTGAACACATGAATTGTTCTTATCATCTTACCTAATTCAGATAGATGTTCTATATTTTGAAGTTTCTGGAATCTGTCAATTGACAAATATTCAGGTATTGTTATTTTATAATTTTTCATTTCCATATGATAATAAATATTGTTTTTTTACAATAGAGATATGTTACATAACTCCAAACGTTGGTTTATATTGTTTTTGAGCTGGACTAATATACATTTTATTTGATCTAATTTCATTACGAGCTTTGTTTGCTAACATAATAGCATCAACTATATCATCATGTAATCCATTTTGGTGTGTAAATGATAATTTACCATTATTAGATAATTTGTAAGTATACAATGATAATTCTTTATATACCTCCGGTTCTAATTCCTTAGTTGGTAATTCAATTATACTTGCTTCTAAATCACTAATCAATGTTCTAACAATAGTTGTTTTACTATCTTGTGTTGTAGTAAATCCTCGTATGCGTCTATTTTTAGGTATAACTAAATCTCTCATCGCCGCACCAATACCATTTTCCTCTACATAACCACCTTCAACTCTAAATCTAGTTAGTATGTCATTAAATCTATTTGCTATTGTATTTATGTTTTCACCTCGTAGTCTATCAATTAATAATACTCTACCTGCTTCGTTCATTACACACAATACAGAATAATCGTTACTTAAACCTGTATCTATACCAACGAAACATCTACTTGCTTTATCTTGTTTAGTATACTGAGGTACTATACATGCTTGATCTACTCCTCTAAATACCTCACTTCCAGCATCCGTAAATTCAGCTAAATACTCTTGACGAAATATATCATCAGGTAAACTTAAACGTTGTTCAGCTATAAATGATTGGTCTATATGTGGATTATCAGTTGATTGACCGCGGAACGAAATGTAGTCAGTATTATCGTTGTTACCCTTAAGGTAATACTTATAAAACCAGTTTTTAGACTTAGGTGTAGATATAATTAAACATTTCTTACCTAATGCTGTTAATGTAGGTAGTATTGCTGTTTCAAAACCACGTTCATTAACATATGCTGCTTCATCTACTACCATATAATGGAAACTAAATCCACGTACACTATCAGGACGTTCACTTGATAGAAATTGTAATGTAGAACCATTAACAAATTTAATTGTTAGTTCTGCTTTATTACTCTGTTGTATAATTGAATTAGAGGCATCTGATAGTTCTTGAAATACCTTCTTTGCTTGATTGTATATAGGAGATATCCAACATCCTTTCTGATTTGGATTCTGTAGCAACCAATATAATAGGAGATTTTGTCCTAATAGTGATTTACCCCACTGCCTTGAGGTAACCACTGTTCCAAATTTATGTTGTGATGTACTAAATCCCTTTATTACCTGTTTTTGGCCTACGTGAGGGGTAAACAATGTTATTTCCATCTAATAATTCGTTTATTTTTTTATCGTGATCTAAATCTAACTTTGCATCTAGCATCAATTGTGCTTTTTCATATTCTTCTGTACCAACGAATTCATTCTCTAGTTCATCAAATATCTCATACAATGTAGTATAAAAATCGTTATATGTCAGTTGTCTCGGTTTCAATTTCTCCCCAATTTAGTTTAATATCCATTTGTCCTGATATCGCAACTTTAATTTCGTCTTCACCATTGTACTTCATAATTTGGTCTACAGCACGTTGTCTTACCTTACTATCCTCATCGGCTAATAATCTAATTAATTCATTTACAGCTGGATCTAATTGTTTATTTAATTTCTCCCTCCATGATTCATTATATAGGTCCTTTGATTTAATCCAGTATTGATGATATTGTTTTTCTGATTTATCATCGTATGTCTCATGACAATACTTAATCCATTGTTTTTGTTTATAACCTTTGGAATAACGCAAGTCGAAACATTGTTCGACTCGCTTATTTATTTCCATATCTGTTAGCTTGATGCCTGCCATATAGTGTATGTTTACTGTATATGACGATACATATATAATTTTATTTCTTAGGAAACCACTCGTTTAACCAACCCTCTTTTTTAGCTTGTTTATAGTAACTAAACTTTTTATTAGATAATTCAGTTGGGTTCTTACATGTTTTAGCTAATGCATAAACTGTTTCTTTTGATACTTCAAATTTATGTTTAGGCATATGACTGCATATCTGATCTAATTTATTCTCACGTATAGCCCAATTATAAGCACTTTGATATTTACTCAAGGAAAATTCTTTTCTAGTCTTATATAGTTTAGCAACTGTTTTAGCTTGTTTAAAATCCCACTTAATGTTTTTATCCATGTGGGCAATAGCTTCTTCTATAAAACCATTTTTTAAAGCATAATTTAAAGCACCAGTACTTAACTCACTGTAATTATTATATTTTTTACAATATTCAAGTACCTTTTCTTTAGACCATTTAGTTCTTATTGCAATACTATCCCATGTTTTTTGTTTTCTTTTACCAATTACCCCAGCATTTATTCTGCTGAGGATTTGGTTTTGTTGTTCTTGTGTATATTTCATCTTATTAAAATTTTAAGAAATCAGAATCATAAGCATCTTTAATATTCTCTTCTCCCTCTAAATCTAATATACGAGCCATTTTTTCTACTGTACGAATAGAAGTTTCAGTCATATTATCCCAATTACTCCAAATGTAATCTAAGATATAGATTTTTTGTTGCTCATCACATTTATTACAAGCACCATCTTCTAAGGTAACATAGGCTAAATTACCCCATTTTTCTTCCTTAGACATATCAAAATCTTTAGTTGAACATCTACCTCTAATAGCTGATAAATGACGTGCACGAGCTGCTTTTTTACTATCATCACCCTCCTCTGCAGTATCATCATAAGCAAGTCTAATGTTAGAAGTAACAACAAATGTAAAATTGGAACAATCAACTTCAAATCCTTGTCTACCCTCAGTTATACATTCAAGTACAGCATCATGTTCTAATGTACCTTCTTCACCTACTGAGTTAATATGGAATCGTTTATTGTATGAGTATTTATTTTTATCTAATAGACCCTTCATTTGGTTAATATTAGATGTATCTTTTAATAACTCATCACAGTCATCAATAATAACAACTATTTTATCATTTGGATTCATGTGTTTAATAACAGCAAGGTTAATACCAAATGCCATCATACTAACGTTACCTGATATTGTATGATGAACAACACCGGTTTCGTTTACTGCTTTTTCTGTTTGATAAGTTTTACCAATTCCTGAAGGACCATAAATGTAATAGTGAATTGGTTTTTCGTCTGTTTTAGCTTGATTAGCAGCTTGTTTAGTTGCTCTAATTAGACGGCTTCTTTTTACTTTTCCTGCTTCAATAGCAGCTCTTTGTTTACTTGATAATTGTAATAACATTGTATAAAATTTAGTTTTACGACCTCTTTATATTATATGGGGTGAAGTCATTTAACCCCATTTATACGTGAATATACGAATTCTCTATGCGGTAGCCAAATATATTTATATATGTCTTTAATTACTTTATATTATTACACACTTTTGATCGGGCCATTGTAAGTGTACTGTTCCATCTATAATTAATTGTTTGTGAGAACAATCATGTATGTTATTTGCCTTAATGAAATTGAGTAATCTTACATATGTGTCAGGTTTTATCATATGGTGTTTAACAAGCTTGTTTTTTATAACTGTGTTTTTAAGTAAGTCTTCACACGTAAACCCTTCTATTACTTCCCATACTCTGCCATTATAATTCTCCATATTCTGAGTATATTCATAAGCCTCATCTACTACGGATTTTGTATGTAATAAATCTGTTTTGCTAACATTGATAAAATATTGTGTTGTTTGTGGGTAGAAATCTTCTTTAGCTATTCTATCTATATCATCCTCATATTTAACCATACCTCCCCTACCAATACCATTCCAATAATAAAAATCAGCATCAGGTAATTCCTCATCTAATAAGAATTCAGGTGTATATAATTGATCATCATTGACTTTAAATAACCATTCTATATCATTTTCTTTACAATAATCAAATACAGCACTATCTAGATCTAATGTACCAAATGTATGGCCACGATTTATGTCTAAATCAATAAATTTAACATTTTTATAATGGTTTAACCATATATTGTGATGACGATGTTTTAATTCGTCAAATGCGTAATTTGCTGCTACAATAATACCTTTGTAGTTATCAAATATATCTTTATTTGTAAAAATATAATTTTCTAGTGATTGTAATTTTGTATCTGATGATATATGTGTTATTACTCCTACAAAACTTTTGTTAATTAACTCTGATTTAGTCATCTCTATTGTTTAAATTATTTAAATATTCTTGTCTCTTATCACACCCACAATCTTCCTTATTTACGAATTTGTAGAATACCCATTGAATACCGGTATAGTATGTGAATCGCTCAATTATGTCTCCTAGTTTAAAATTTGTCATAAAAATCTGTTTTATTTGGAGATCGTTTACGATTTGGATCTAAGACTCTCTCTTTAATTTTGTTCTGTCTATATTCTGCTCGCTTTTGTTCTAATTCTAATTGTTTAGCATTCCATAGTTCAAATGTCTCATCATACTTACCTCGTTGCTCCTCAAGTGCTTTCATAACTGATTTTTTAGAATTTTTCTTTGTATAATAGGGATTATCCATTATATCATTTTAATATGTGATTTATTTTTAGGCTTAGGTTGGTCTACTACTTTATAATGAACGTACATATTTATATAACTAGTTCCTTTAAATGGTTTTGTTCTACCGTGTTTTTGTCTAGCACCCTCATAATATAATGATTGTCCTTCTTTTAATTCAATAGGATATAATTTACCATTTTCTAATTCCAATTCAATTGGCCAATCTTCATTTTTAAAGTAAGTAACACTAAAACTTACCTGATGTGTATTACGTCTATCCCGATGTGCTTTTAATACAGCATCTTTACTATATTGTCTTAACCCATATACAAAGGTAGGTTGTAATTTTTGTCCTGATAAACGTTCTGCTATAGGAAGATATAATTCATGTATTCTATTTTTTTGTGCTGGATAATCATCTAAGGAGAATATACGAGATTTATTATTTATTTCTGTAATACCTGTCTCTAATTTACCATTACCTTTCTCAGCCATCATGATTGTAGTAAGCATATTAGTTACCTCAGATGGTGTGTCTATTACGTGATATTCAGCGCTACTATATTTTGGTGGTAACCCGCGTTGAAGCTCCATATGTTCATTGTATAAACGTAAGTCTTCTTCATAATCAAATTCGTTTTCTCTAGCCCAAAAAGTTAAGATATATTTTTTACCAAATTTTACTTCATCACCTGAATGTTTAGCTCTAATATCAGGTTCACCCTTATCATTTAAATTATCCCATCTAATTGCTGTTCCAGTAAATGGCATAAATGATTCATTTATATTAGGAAATGATGTCGAACCACCTTCTAAATCAAAATTAAGATATATCATTAATGTTTTAACTCGATTACCTGATGCTAAACCAAATTTAATTAAGTTATTAGTATCAAATCCATCTTGGTGAAGATCGAATTTACCTCCTACTCCATATAATTGTGCTTGTACAGGTTCAATATTGTTAAAAGGTATATCTAATTCCTTAGCTACCTTTCGTTTTAAATCAATTACTATTTTATCACAATCACATAATGCTACTGTCTGTGAGATTCTAGTGTTATTTGTAGTTACTTTTCCATCAACACCTATTGTAGAATCTATTTTATCTGATTTATCTATTAGCTCTACAAACTTAGCTGCTTCATCAAACGAGATAAAATTAGGTATTAGTTGTAGGTTAAAATCACTTTGGGGTTTTTTTCCCATTATTTTTTCTACTGAATTTGAATTTTCCATTTTCTTCAATTAAACTTTGATTATTATTTATTAGCCAATTAACTTTATCTATATCATAAACCTCGGCTTTCTTTTGTGGTTTAGATTTGGGTGTTAGTCTTACCATCTTATTTTTCTTTTTTGGCTGTGGGCTCATTTTGTAATTCTTTAAGATACTCCCTTACTTGAGAGCGGATGTAACGTCTATATTGTGGGTTCATTTCTTTAAATACATCATATACTTGATCTCTAACTTTATCCTTTGTAAATATAAATGTAATTTTTTTATTACCCAATTTTTTAATGTCTTCCCATTTAAAGTAAATAATAGTTCCTAATACTGATAATACTGATGTTGCGGCTACAAATAGCCAATAAGTTGTTTCCATGTTATTCTAATTTTCGTTTTAATTTTTTTAATGCTTTCTTTATATCTGTAGATAACCTTTGTTGTGTTATTTGTGTTTTAACTGATATTTCTAATAATGTTTGTTGTTTAAAATAATGTTCTGTAATTAAATACTTGTCATAAAAATCAAGATTAGCAACTGCTGGGCCTAGGGCTTGTAATTTATCTTCCCAATGGTCTTCACCATCTGGATCCTCATTACCTATCATAGCTGAATAATCATAGTCAGGAAGTAATTCCCTATTCTTTTCCATTATCATTCTATGTGTTCTGTAGAATGGAGAAGTACCTGATTTAACACTTAGTGCCATTGATCTAGTTAGGTATTTTTCTAATGATGATGCCTTTTTGCTGGGTGTAGTAACAATTTCATATTGTTTCTCTATATCCATTTTTAAGAAGTACTCTATTATAATGGTTAGCAGGTCTTGGCTCCACGAATCTTTCATGTAAGAACATATCCTTTCAGAATTTATAACTAAAGCTGGATAGATAGAGGTTAATTCCTTATCTATTATTGCTTTTTTTTGTGTGTCACTCAATCCCTGCTTCTCCATTGTTGTTTATGTAGTGTATAATATACGAATCGGGTTATACATACGCACGCTGTTTTTAAAAAACAGATATGTATTCGTTCCAGGTAGAAACGTTTAAACATTTCACGCCTTCTAAAGCCTCTGTTTCTCTCCAATTCTATTAGCCTTATTAATTCCTAGGCAATGAAGATAATTGGTTCAAACAATTTTTTTCACCCCTCCCATATCCTAAGGAAAACAAAATGTTTAGCAAAAACTTAGGCTTAATAAATAAAATAATTGATCTGATCCAACCTGGCTATTTCAACGGAAGTTTGGTGGGTTATAGAGAACCACTGCTCTGTTCGTGTATACGTATTAATGTAATAAACTTTTTACACGTCTCCAAATTATCTTACAGAAGTCGGTAAAAGCAGGACTCTGTGGAAATCCTGCTCTAGCTTAGTTCATAGCACAGCTATTTTACCTTTAACAATAACATAATATTTAAAACGTTATCAATATACGAAAGGTGTTTAGCTAAGCCACGTTATTTTATGTAGTTGGTGCTGCTGAGTAGTAAGGGTGTGTTACTGGTAAAGATGCTTCAGTTCCCCATTTCCAGGCCATATATCCTTCTATTTTCTGATATAGTGTATCACTAACATCATAAGCTAAGATTACTATTTCATTAATTCTACCTGCAAATTCATATGCATTACCTCCAAATCTACCTATAGAAAAACCAGTGTTACCACCTGCTACAATATCTGTTGTATTAGTATTAGTATTAGAATATTGTCCTCCATTTAAACTAATTAATTTTCCACCAGCTCTATTTAATGCTGTCATCATAACATCTACGTCATAATTATTAGGTATACCTGTATAATCTAAATCATTACTAAATTGACCTAATCTCATTTTAGTTGGACCATCATACCCAATGTGTAATATACCATTAGAATTTCCTGCTGAACTACCAGTGGCAGCAACAACCATATTTTGATTTTGCCCATTATATCTTGCATGATGAGAAATAACAGCATATTTAGTCTGTGTTAATACAGGTCCTACAGCTCCAATTTGTAAATGTGCAGTTCCTCTAAACGGAGAATTACTACCCAATTGCATACTATCAAGCCCATTAACTGCTGCTGTTAATAATAAGGGTTGATCACTAGCATTTGTTTGTGTAGCAGTATAACCATTTCCACTTTTGTCATCTAAAGATGCAACATTACTTCCATTAAGGGTAACTGTTGTGGAATCAGATACATCATACCAAGCTGTGGTGGTCATATCTGCTGGTGTCCATAATGTTCCTCCACTTGGTTGTGCTCCTAATAATGATATTCCTGTGCTTATAAACATAAATTACGTTATATAATTAATTAACTATAGTTTTGTGTCGCGTTTGATAGTAATGTTGTTCCATCGTATGATATACATGATATTATATCAATTGCACCTGCTACTGCTGTTAATGTTGGTGCTGTTCCTCCTGGGAATTTGAATTCAGGGTCAAATGTTAATGTTCCTGCTCCACCTGCATCTTGAGTTACTTTAATGTTTATTACTTGTCCTTTTGCAATATTTGTAGTTACAACGTGTGTATTAGCAGCACCGGCTGTAAATTCAAATGTATTTGATTCATTAAGTTGAATTGATGCTGTATTACTTACTACTGCTTCTGTTACAACATTATTTAATGCTGAACCTGTAATAACAAGACCTGGATTTGTTGTTCCTCCACCTGCAGGAATTCTAATTCCACCATTTACTACTTCTAAATTTGGAACATATACTGTTTCGTTTTTAGTTGCTGTAATGTTTTTACCACCTATAATTGCTGATGCAGTAATTGCTGTTGATATTGTATTACTTTGTCCTCCTATAATACCTGAGAATTCAGCACCACTATTAGATATGCTATTTTGATTACCACCTAGTAAATACGTTCTAGCACCTTGTAGTGATTGTTGATAACCACCTAATATTACTGATGTATCGGCGTTTGTTATTGTTGATGATGCTGCTCCAAATATACCTGAGAAACTAGAGTTAACATTATTACTTTCTCCACCCATAATAACTGAAGTATCTCCAGAAACTGTATGACCTGACCCTCCAACTATGGCTGCATCTGTATTATTAACTGTATTATTTGAACCTAATGCCGCTGCGGCTCCTGCAGCTAATGTATTTGTACCATTTGCACCACCGGAACTTAATGGACCTCTTATAGTTGTTGATCCTGTTACTGCTAATGAACCAGTTATTTGTGCTGAACCTGTAAATGGAAAAGCAGCACCACCTCCACCTCCGGCGGCCCATTCAATACCACCTTGTGCGTTTGAACTTAATACTTGTCCTGATGAACCTGTACTAAAAGTAGAATCGTATAAGTTAATTTCTCTTGTTGCTACTTTTCTTTCAATAATAGGAACGAATGCTGAACCAGAATACATTTCTAGTGCCATTCTATTATCATTCATTTCTATAGCAATACCATTATCAAATCCATTATGTCCAAATTTGATACTACCAGTTTCACTTAAATTTTCGTGTTGATATCTTGCTGATCTACTACCTCTATCAAGTATGGTATAATCACCTCCTTGATTGTCTGTTTTATCTATCTTAAACTGAGAACCAGCACCACCTTGACCTACAAATATCTCTAAATCTCTTTCAGCTTTAATTTGCATATTAGTTGCTGCTTGTGATTGAATTATACCAACACTAGATCCTTCAAATGTTAATGTAGGTCCATCGTTAAATGAACTTTGTGCATCATCTTTAATTACTAATGTTGCATTAACACCTGGTTCATTTCTTGAAACTATCATTGAACCTGTTACACTTAATGAACCTGTAATTTCTGCTGAACCTGTAAATGGAAATGCATCTACTGCTCCTGATACATAAGATGCGGATAAAGCATATGATGAACTTATTGCGTTATCAACTACTATAGATGATGATATTACTGCTTGTGGTACACCATTTGCATCACCTAACCATAAATAATTTTCTTGTATATTAGGTAAATCATTTACTCTTTGAATACATGAAACAACTATCTCACCATTATTTTGTTGAACTCTTCCAATTACACCTACATTTTGTATAAGGTTAGTTCCTGTGGGTTTAATATTTGTAAATCCTCCACTTACATCTACATAAACAGTATCTCCTACTGCTGGATTAGTTAAACCAGTAACTGTATCTATATTAAGAAAATCTCCTGTTATAATAACTTCAATGTCATCATTATT